TTAAGCAAATTGACATGCATCTGCTCGATCAGCTCTTCCAGTGGCGTTTCGGTCTGCTCGGAAATCAGATTCAGCACGTCCATATAGCCCTGCTGTTTATCCAGCTGGGTCTGGAGAGACTGCACCGTCTGGCGGCTTTCCTCCAGCTGCCCCTTGGTGCGGTCATAATCCGCGCCCTTCTGGGCAAGCTCGGTCATTTCCGCAAGACCAACCTGCCGCTCCTGCTTGTTGACCTTGATGGTGAAGGTCTGCTCCGGCTCCCCGTCTGCTCCCTTTTCGTCAGCTTCATCAGCGGTTTCCTCCACGGGGTCCGTTTCGGTCGCCTCACCTTCGGTCTGATCTTGGGTCTCTTCGGGGGTTTCCTCCGGGGTCTGCGCGTTTTCCGTTTCTTCCGGGGCGTCGGTCTGGCTGCCGTCCTCGCCACCGTCAAAGGCTTCGAAAAACGCATCGTAATTTTCTTCCATGGTGTGTGCTCCTTTCGCATTTCGGCTCTGGTAGGCCGTATATCCTCGCCTATGGTAGGGCGTGAATTTCGTTTTAAGCCCGGATGTAGCTCTGGGTGATCTTTCCGCCGCACATGGCGGTGTGATAATCCATGGCGCTGCCGTCCTCGTCTTCCTCCAACTCGGTCAACTCCCGGTCTGCCGGAAGCACGTAGGTCTGGGCAAAATAGCGCAGGGCGTCGGGGCCGTGGGTAATGTCATGGGGCGTTTTGGAAACATCATTGGGATCGGTTTTGTCATGCTGCAAGCACTTGATACAGTCGATTAGAGCGCCGCAGGTATCAAAAATGATCAATCCCGGCTTACCATCCTCCCGGAGCTTGAACAGCTCTTTCAGTGCCGACCAGCCCTGTTTGCGGTTGTTATCCGCTTTTAGCAGCCCCACGCCGTTCTCCGCGAAGGTGGCCGCCTGGCTCTTGCCGGTTTCGCGGCTCCTGGCCCACATATCCGGCGGCGCAATGGTAAAATCGATTCCCTCGTCGGGGCGGGTCAATTCCAGCTGCTTCCGCGCCGCGTCGGATACCACCATGTCGCTCTGGGCAAATTGCCGGTAGACATAACAGCGCCCGGTTTCATCCACAGCGATCCAGATGCAGAAAAACATGTCAAGACCATAATCCATAGCCCGATAGCGCTGCCAATGCTGTTTCAGCGGGAAGGGCTTGCAGGTATGTACGCCATCTTTGAATTCATCAAAGTACACACCGGCCAAGGCGTTCCAGTCGCCGTAGCGGTGGGCCCGCCGGATATCCTCCGGCAAAAGTTCCAGCTGCTTGACATAGTCCGGGTTAGCCTCCATCAGGTCCTTGTTATCGTCCACGGTGGCCTGAATGAACACATAGTCCTTAGGGTTTTCGTCGTCCTTAAATTGCCGGTCCACAAACAACCGTTTGACCCAAAAGTGTCCGGGGCCGCCAGGGTTGCAGGTCAGATAGATTCGCTTGGGAATCTTGTTGGCGCCGCGGACGGTACCGGCAAGGGCGCGAAACTCGTTTTCTGTGAACTGTGTGGCTTCATCAATAAACAGCCACTCATATTCCTGGCCCTGATATTTGCCCATGACGGCGGCGTCGTATCCCGGCATATTGCCGAATTTGATCTTTGAGCCGTTGGTAAAGGTCATCACATGATCTGTTTTGTTGTACTGGTAGGAATCGGGGGCCAGAATTTTCAGCATGGGATCGATAATGGTACCCTCCATGTCGCCGTATTCCCGGCGCATGATCAGGATACGGATTCCCGCATAGTTATAAGCCCCCAGGGCCGATTTTCGGACAATGGACCAGGACTTTCCACCGCCCCGGGCACCGCCGTAACAGGTGTATTTCGCAGTGCTGAGGAAAAATTTCCATTGCGGCTCCGAGTTTGGATGTCCTAAATCCGCCTCCACGACGCTAAGGTCCCGCTTGTTTTTCTTCGCCGCCACAGCCTCCTCCTTCCCCGGAAAAGAAAAAGCGCCAGAGACAACACCAATCGGTGTCAGCTCTGGCGCTTAGGCTCCGGCTTTCTGCCTTGTATTATTACAAATCCCATTGGAAATGTAAAGAGAAAATTTTCATTTCCCATGTGCCGCTCAAAACATCCCATATGGCGTGGGGATGGGTTCGAAGGATGCGGGGACTTTATTGCGCAGGTCCGCGAAGGCTTCCCGGTAACGGGATAAAAACCAGGCGGCAAGGGCGTCGTTTTCGCTGCTGAGCAGCTGAGCTGCCAGATAGTAAGGCAGCACTGCCGCGCTGAGGGTGTCATCCAGCCATATCTCCTGGGTAAAATCCGGGTTGCTGTACCCCTCGGCACGCAGCAGAGGCGGTACGGGCCGTCCGGGGGCGCTTGCGTCGTAGGTATCCGAATAGGGGTAGAGGGCCGGGATCACGGAATTGAGGATGGAAATTGTGCGGAGTTTATATTCCGCCGTGTCCACCGTTACCGTCCTGCCGGTACTTTCGTCCTGCTCGTCCATCAGATGGATTGCCATGTCATAAACCTGTTGTACTGCCAGCATAAATTTCTCCTTTTCCTTATTTCACCAGGGAGGAAAACCGCACCTGCTGGTCAAAACCCAGCACCGTAGCCCTGGCCCCCGGCTCCTCCACCCGGAAAATCAGCTTGTAGTATACGAATTTTTTCACTTTCAGCCGGACCCGCTGGATCTTCGGGGTCTCCAGCAGATTGAAGGTCCAGTCGGCAAAGCCCAGGTTTTCGAAGCTGAAAACCCCCGCCGTCAAAACCTTTTCCATGTAGTTCTCCCGGCGGTCCGTGGAAGCCGTCACCGTCATGCGGCCCCGGGATTCCGGAAGCATGGACACATAGATCCGGCTGGAATATTTCCGCTTGAAATCCGCGCCGAAATCCATGTACCCAGATTCCCACACCGCCCCGATGGGCAGGCTCTCCCCGGTGCTTTCCGCTGGGGCGTCCACACTGGCGCCCTCGTCAAAGTAGAAAACTTCCGTTTCCGTGACGAACACCATGGCGCCGCCGAATACCATGGCTTTTTTCACATCCCGGAACCGCTCTGAACGGTAGACGCACCAAACACCGTCCCGGCTCAGATCATAGCGGTTCACCAGCACCGTCCCCAGGCTGTCATTCAGGAACACATAGTAAGTCTTGCCGTAGTTGTCGTCACAGGTGACCACTCTGCCAATGTCCGCGCTTTTGATGGAGCGGTCCACCCGGTCGGAGATCCGTTTGGCGTAGCGCTCGTCCTGATAATAGCTGGAGGTGATCCGCCATTCGTAAATGCCGTCCTTGGTCACCGTTCGGGGGTAGTTGTTGACGGTCTGCACCTGGCCCAAAACCTCATTGCCGAACTCCCGGTTTGCCGAACGCAGATAGAAGCCCGCGATGGTTCTGCCGTCAGTCAGGGTCACCGGCTCGTAGCTGATGGTATAGGTGCCGTCTGGCTTGAAAACCAACAGCTTACTGTAGTGCCGCACCAGTCCCGTGACGGGAGAGCCGGACATATCCACCGCTACTTCGTTCATTGCCGGGAAATACAGCGCCGTCACCTCCCCCGACTGAGGTACTCCGGTGTAATAGCACAGGTTGGTCCCGTCCCCGGCCACGAAAAGGCGGGTATCGGTGGAACCGTTGTAGGCCTCCGCCAAAGGGCAGCGGAGAATCCGCATCCGGTTTTCCTCTGCCTGGGCTGCGTCGGTGGTGTAGGTAAATTCCACATTTCCCACACCTTTGACCGGGGCTGCGGCGAAAGCGAAGGTATGCGCCGCCGGGTCGAAGCTTCCCGCCTGGGCCAAGTTTTGGGATATGTTGTCCACGGTAACGGCGGTAATGCCCACCGCCTCCGAAGGCAGCACATAGGCCGTGGAGGTACCGTCGGCGCTGTAGTCGATCCGCCGCAGCGCCGACAGCAGATTGAAACTTTCCAAAGCCGTGCCGCCCCCAGCGGGGGCCGCTCCCGTCACCACCAGCGGCACATAGGGCGTTTCCTCCTGAAAGCGCCCGCCGGTGTAGACCACGGTTTTCTCCCGGCTCATGACATAGATTTTGCCGCCGAAGGGGAATATCTTCACCATGGCGTCTTCCGCGGTGCTCAGGCCCAGGGCACCGTCCTGGCGGTAAAATACCCGGTGGCCGTCGGCGTCCTGCTCGTCGGTAATGTACATCCACAGCCGGTCCCTACCGCCTGAAAAATCGCAGATCACCAAGTATTCCCGCTCACCCACATGTCCCGCCCAGCTGGCAAGGATGGGCGCCGGTTCCCGCTCGGCATCCATGTCGATGCGCTGGACCCCGGGCCGCACCGTCAGGTTGCCGGCATCGGTGATGAAGAAATTCTCCATCTTCGACGCCTCTCCCATTCTCAGCTCCGTGTAACCGTCCGCCGCCTCGTTGACACCCAGGAACTTGTCAACCGTGAACATCTTCATATCCGAGGCCATGGCCGTCCTCCTCTCTGTACGTATAGATTTCGATTTCCGCCCGGGGATTCTCCCGGTCATAGAGGACCCGGCTGCCATCCCGGCACCGGATGATGCTCATATTATCGTCCTCCAAAATACCTTCCTTCACCAGCAGATCGTCCAACGAGGCGTAAAGGTTCAGATCATCCACCCGCCGCCGGGTCTGCATGTACAGCCGGTAGACGATCTTCACCGGCTCGGCAATGGGCTGCCGGGGTTTTTCCCGCAGGTATTGGGCAGCCTTGGCGGTGTATTCCGTATTGGCGTGGCCCTGACGGATGAATTGCTTTTGCCGTTTCCCACATTGAGGGCACCGGGGTCCCGTTCCCGCGATGGTCTGGGAATTTTTCTTAGTCCTGGTGTCCAGGGGGATTACATATCGTGCCAGTAGTTTCAATTTCTCGTTTTCCCTCCCATCAAAATAAAAGCGCCAAAGCTCCCATCGGGCAGCTCTGGCGCTTAGGCTCTGGCTTCATGGTTGATGATGAATTGTTCCTTGCACCAGGTACAGTACAAGGGGAACCGTTTCAGTTCCGTTCCTGGCAGCACCTTGGTTTTGGTTTTCCTGCCGCATTTTGGGCAGCACAGGAAGCCCTTTTCTGTTTCCATACCGTACGTCCCTCCCCTTTTGCCGGTATCTTATTTTTTTCAGGGACCGGATTTCTAAAACCCCCGCCCTGTTTTGTAGCCCCCCTGGGCTTGAAATGCAAGCTACTAATTGTATATATAATATATATAATTATAAATATATAGACTTATAGATATCTTAGATTTCTATAGAAACTGTAGATGTATAGATATCTTAGGTTTCTATATAGGCCGCATTGGTTTTCGCTGTTTCGGCTTGGGGCTGAGGGGTGCAAAATGTGGCTGTGTCGTATATATCTATACATAGCGAGAGACCCCCGCCCGTTTTTCCGCTACCCCCTCCGGGGGGTGGGTGCCTCAAAAGATAGCCCCGAATCAATCGCCTACACACCAGCCCGCCGCCGGGTTGATTGGCCTGCCCCTGCCCTGCCCCGCCTGACAGTGCCATGATAGACGGGGTGCTATATTGGCCGCGCGTGTCCGTGATACATGGAATTTATGGGTATTTGCAATTTAATTCGTCATATTAACCAACGATTACCCGGAAACACGGTAAAAATCGCATTTGAACGCAACAAAATGAATATTTGGTTGCGTTGGGCTATTTCCCGGCCCGTTTTGCCCTGGGATCACCGCCGCCAAATACAACACGGACCTCCGTGGGCCCTGTCTGCTTGCCTCGACCGTCGGTATATGCCATGCCGTCGCCCATCTCCTGCTTGAGGGCGAAAATAGCCTTTGTCTGGTTCTGCCCAGACCATCCGGCCCCGCTGAGCATCTCCCCCCGGATCCAGGTCAACATTCTTTGCAGCATGACCGCCCTTTCGTAGTATGCACCTTTTACCTCTTCCCCCCTTGTAATGACCTGCTCCACTTCCTTTTCCGTGTAACCCAGCCTTGCACAGAAATGGGGCCAGGAAGCCCGGGGGAACTTCTCCGCCTCCAAATCCGCCTTGTATTGGGCGATGGCCTTTTCAAGCTGTTTATCGCTGAGCCTGAACGCCAAAACCCTGCCGGAATCCTGGTTTCCAGCCACAAAACCACCTCCAAAAGTAATAAATCTTTACTCTTCACAGTATTACAAACCGCGCCCAAAAAGTCAACCCATCCCCTTTTTATTCCAATGCGCGGGAAAAATAAAAGGACCTCCGCCAAAATCACAGCGGAGGCACCAATGAGCTACAATATAAGGGCAATACCAGGCAAAGTGCTCCCCCATCAACTGCCCCAAAAATAATTTTGAAAAAAATGAAAAAAGAGGGTTGACAAATGGGACGCCCCATGCTATGATAGGGCCAAGCAAGAGGGGAGCGGCTAGACCTCCAGCCACAAAGGTTAGGGGGTGACAGCATGACAACGTTGGAAATCATTGGATTACTTAACTTGTTAGCCGTGGTTATTTTTGGCGTCATAAACGCGCAAAAGAAATAACCGGCCCCTGAGCAGCAGGAACCGGCATTTCTACAGATTCTAAATCTTCGAGGGATAGCCGAGTACCTGTCACCAGCAGGTCTCCCCTCTTGCCCATTATAATACCACGGAAGGGGGCGGAAGTCAATAGCAGACAGCAAAGCAAAATTAGCCTGGGAATCGGAAAACATGATTAAGATTACCGTCAAAATCAACCGCAACCAGGACCCGGAACTGTATGAGCTGCTCACCAAAGCCCCCAGCAAGTCCGGTTTGGCCCGTGAACTAATGAACCAGGCAATCAAGCAGGATCCCCAAAAGTAAAAAAATCTCCGGCAGGTGTTACCAGCACCCACCGGAGACACCGGAAAAGTGTTACCAGCACTTCCCCGAAACGCCCACCCGATAACAACCACAAAACCAGGGAGCAATATTATTTTACCCTCCCTGGCCCATAAAGTCAAGGAGGATTATTTATGTATTTCACCAACTGCCACACCCTGGACGAGCTGAAAAAGGCCTACCGCCGCTTGGCTGCACTGAACCACCCCGACCACGGCGGAAGCAATGAGATCATGGCCGCCATCAATGCCGAGTATGCCCAGCGCTTCGAACTGCTGAAAAAGCAGCACAACGCCAGCCACGACGAAGCCCACCAGACCACCGAGGCCCCGGAAGAGTTCATCAATATCATTATGCCCTCACCCGGCTTTCGGGCCTGACCGTGGAGCTGTGCGGCTGCTGGCTTTGGATCAGCGGCGACACCCGCCCCCACAAAGAGGAATTGAAGGCCGCCGGGTGCCGCTGGTCCTCCTCCAAGAAAATGTGGTATTGGCGCCACCAGGAAGACGGCGCCCATTGGAGCCGGGGCAAAAAGTCCATGTCTCAGATCCGCATGAAGTATGGTTCTCAGACCTTCACCGCTTCCGGGGCTAACGCCCTGGAAGCCTGATCATGAAACAGGCCGCCCAAATGGGCGGCTTGTTCCGTTATGCAATATCCATTCTATGGAAAAACTCTCTGCCTTTGGCTGTTACAAGGGTTTGGGTGCCGCTCCACTGGGTTTTCTCGTTGAAAGTCTCTTTTACCTCAAAAAGGCCGTTGTTCCGGTTCTCATAGGGCAGCAGTTTCCCCCGCTTGTCCCGGTAGATGTATCTGTGATCCAGAAGAAATGTAGTAAACCGTTTGGGCGGGATGCCCAGGGCCTTGGCTGTCTCCCGGAAATTGGTGAGAGCGTTTCGGTCTACCAAATCGTCAAAGTATTCCGCCTTGGGCTGCATGATCTGGTTGTCCACGGCCAGCTGGGCGTTGGCGGCCTCCAGTGCCTTTCTCTTGTCCGTTTCATCCTTAAGGGCCGTCACCAATCCGGGTTCAAAATTGCCGCTTGCAGGGTCTCCTGGGTCATATACGCGCCATACCTGCGGATAGAGGGTAGCACCTCGGAAGTGACCCAGCGCTTGAATTTCTTCGCATCCGGGAGCTTGCTGGACATCACCAGGCTATACAGTCCGCTTTCGTTTATGATGGTCATTCCACGGTTTGGGATATCTAAGGCGGCGATTTGCCACCTTTGAACAATCTGCTTATCTTCTGCATCTACGTGGTCACTGAGAGCAGATTTTGTATCTGCATACCCTAGCGCTGCCGCTACGTCCTTCCCAACCATCCACGGCTCACCATTGATGCTTACAGTTCGGATCTCCCCAAATTCGGGATTATTGAAAATCTGGAGTTCGTTCATCCCCGCGCCCTCCTTGCCATCCGATAGCCCTTGGCCCTGCCGTAGTTAAACATCAGCACCAACGCTTCGACTTCTTCCCCGTTTTTAATCATCTTGCGCACCGCCATAAGTTCGTTTGTCCATACCTGAAACCTGCTGGGGTCACCTATAGGCGTTCTGTTGATATAGGCATTTATTTTCTCCACATCATCAAAATAAGCGGTCGTGTTTTCAGTTTTCATGAAGTAAATTCCTCCTTGATTTTTACCGGGAGGAATGGTAGAATAGATTTACCACTCCTCCGGGGTTGGTGATTTGAGATAGTCCGGAACTTTCCACGGTGGCGGACTATCTCATTTTTTTATTTCGTCTTCCAACTTCTTGATGCCGCGCCTTACCGCTTCGCCTCGTTCAACGCCCTTTTGCTCACAATAGGCTTGTAGTGTCTGTTCTGCTTGCTCATCTAAACGGACAGTTATTTTATAAGGTTTTGGATTCTCAGTTGGGCGACCAGTTCTAGGAGACATTTCATCACCTCACTTTTGTCTTCCATAATTAACATTATAACTTATGTCTTCCAAAAGTCAAGAAAAAAATAAAATATTTTTCCTGATACTTGAAAACGTCCATTCCACATGATACGATATCATAAAAAAGAGAAAGAAGATGAAATATATGGGATTTTTCTCAGATGCAAAGGCCGCTGCTGACGTTCAGAGAATCAAGCGCGGCGGTACTGCCAATCTTTCTATTTCTCAAATTGTCTGCCTGATAACCAATATGATGGACGCGAAGAATAATCTTTCTGACAAAGAATATAAAGAAGTGCACGACCTGTTTATAAAAATGCGGGGGTGTACTACAAAGGTGAAAATGAACATAGACACATACACATACACGGCAGTAGAAATTATTAAGTATTTCGACAAGCTAGCTCCATATGAAAAATACTGTGGTGGGAATGATTTCGAGTATTCCTTACTTATGCAAGATATATTTGGCGAAAACCACAAGAAAATTCGAAGTCTCAGAAGAGAAATATATCGAATGGAGCTGGTGTTGGAAGAAACGGATGAATTAACTGAGAAGAATGCCAAAATACTGAAGGATGCCTATTCAGACAAGCAGCTGGAGGAACTGGTAGCAAGCGGAAAATTTCCGGCTGACCGTGTTGCAGAATACAAGAATAGCAGGGATATACTCGCTACTTCTATTGAAACCGGTCCCAGCATGCGGGAATCTTTGGTAGCCTATATAGATGATCTCAAAAAGCAACTTGAAGAACTGGAACCCAAAAAGTGAAGGATGAAGAGCATGTCCTGAGGCCTTCCAAGGTTGTCAGAGGGACTGCGGAGAGCTGCTTCTTGCCGCACCAGAAAAAGTATTGCTTTTCTGGAACAACTCTGGTAGACTACATGCAGAAGCTGATATCAGGGAGCGTCCTTAGCTTTGTCAAGCGCGCTCCCAAAGACGTCAGCTTCTGTTTTGTCCGAAAGTGCAGACACATTCCCATATACCGCTGCAAAGACGGCAGCACTCACACCCTTTTCCTGGCAATGATCAAGCAAGAGCCGCCCCAGCCGGGGCGGCTCTTCTCATTCTTCCCAGGGCTTGTATTCCCCATTGTAGATTTCGTATATTTTTGTTGCAGCGTCCTGGCTACATCCGAATTCCTCCATATACTGGTTGATCGTCCGTTTTTTCTTTCCCTGCCCGCTGGCTTCTGAGTACATGCGGTAGGTATCGGTATAGCCTTTGGGGCTTACCCCCATATCCCGGATTGCGTCGTATTTCAGCTCCGTTTTATCGGGATTTTTGGCATTGGGGTTATAGTCCGTCATATATGCCCGCATGAGAATGTCGGTTTCCTTATCAGATAGGCCCATACCGGATATGGTTTCCCTCTTTTGGATATCCCGCACTTTTCCATAGCCTGGCTCCGGCTGTATTTCCGCAATCTCTTTGACAGCGTCCAAATACCGCTCGGTACCCATGCCCTTACTGCGGATTTCCAGATACCTGGCGGTATCCCCTGTCGCATCTTCCTGAATTTGTGCTTGTGCGTCCTTGCCCATGCCCTCATAGGCGCTATAAGCGCTTTCCAGGTTCTCCACGGCCTCCGCGCCGTCGCCACCCCTGTCCCAGGTATCTGCAAGGTCGGAAAACGCCTGGGAGAACAGACCGTTTACATTATCCCGAACGATTCCCGAGACAATTTGCTCCGTAGTTCCCTCCGGCACATCATCAAAATCGGAAACCGCCGCTTTCGCGAATTGGGCCGCGTAGGCCTTTGCCTTTTTCAGGGCCTCCAGTTGCATATCCTCCGGGAGATTGGAGAAACCAGGGTGCTGTATCAGTCCACCATAAAGTGCGCTCACTTGCTCGCCGTAGGTCCTGCTGTAGGTCTCCCGGGCCTCTTTCCCGGTCACCGGGATTTCTTCGCCGTTCACCTTGATGCTTGTGGGCGTCATGGATTCCGGGTAGACAGACTTGTCGCCGGTCTTTTCGGACAGTTTTTCCAGATATCCGGTGATGGCGTTGGGCTGATATCCCTTGGTATTGGTCGGGTCAACAAAAATCTCGGTGGCGCTGCCCCTCTTCTGCGGCACGCCAAGACCATCATACTTAATCGGCAGGCTTTCCGATGCACCGGGCAGCGCTGCCTTGATTTTGTTCCACGCCGTTTCCGGGGGCGTAGCGCCTCTGGTATCTCGATAATAGCCGTCCATTTTCTGAGCGGCCTGTCGGACGATCTGCGGTTCAAAGGAAGAAAGCAGGCTGCCGCCGTAGCTTGCAGCCACATCCCATGTCTTTTCCCATGAGAAATCTGCCGACACTTCCTGGACGCCCTCTACCAGCTCCGAAAGGCCGGTCATCACGGGGCTGTCCATCAGCGAGCTCCACACCGACTTTATGGTTGCGCCGGGGGCGGCTATCAGCATGTCTTTCACGCTGTCCTCCTGAGCCAGCTCATAACCCAAATACAGCTGGGTATTGAACGGCTCTAGAAAATCCAGGCTCGTCAGGCTGTCCGCTTCCCGCCATCCGGTATCACCTCCGCCGAAGCCGCGCGCAAGAGCGTCCCAGTTGATTTGTGCGCCGCTTCTGCCCTCGGACTGTTCCAGGGCTTTCTTGTCCCAGTCATTGTCGTCGCTGACCTTCACGACACCGAATGCTGCCATAGCCGTTGCCAGCGCGATCATGCCCACGCCGCTGACACCCCGGCCAAAATCCGACGCCGCCTGGCGCTGGCGCACCACATCGATTGACTTTCCGGCCTTTGCATCCCGGATAATGGAGGCAATCTCCGCCGCGCCTTTCACGATTCCGGTGCTGTAGTCAATGCCGGTCTGTGTAACATTCATGGGCACCGATGCAAAGGGAATGACCGCATCCCCAACTACACCCGTTACATTCTTGAGTTCTACCGCTTTCCGGGACAGAACACTGCCGTGGGTTCTGTCCTCATCCTTCCATGTAACATCCTTGAACGTGCGGCGGTTTGCAGCTGCATCCCCCAGCGCGTCGATATCTGCATCTGTCAGGCTGGACTTCTTCAAGGATTCCAAGCTTGCCCGCACGGCGCCATTGGTGCCGCCCTCGAAAATCTTGTCGGACACCTCCAAGGCATAGCTCATGTACTTCTGATAGGCGTAAAGTGCCCGCATAGCGGGGTTGCCTGTGGCGCGGAAAGTTTTTCCAATATACTTTCCACCCGAGACGGCCTCTTTTGCCGCAGAATAGGTGCTCTGCGAATCCGTTTCGATGGGGATATTCAGTTCCACGCATAGGCTCGCCCATTGCATGGCCTCCATAGCCGACTTGATGTAGGTACCCGCATATTTGAAGTCATTCCCCAGCGTCCGTTTTCCCGTCACCCGGGAAAGCCAGATATCCGCCGCCCGCCCCGCAAAGCTGTCGCTTGCGGAATCGGCAAGCCCCGTAACCGCGTTTCCGCTCAGATTTCGAATGGTGGTCTTGATGGATGTCAACATACTTTGCTTACGCAGACTGGACAGCACTTCCTTGGTGCTTCTGACCCGGTAGTCGTCCGCCATAGACATCAGCTGTACATTGGCAATGGTTTTCAGGGTGTTAAAATCCAGTTTTTTCAAAATGTGCTGTGCATCCAAGGAAAGCCGATTTGTCAGGCCAAACCATGCCGTTGTATTCCTGTTTTTCGCGATCTGCCGG